TAGTTTTAAACAAATAACCTAACTATGACTCCTCAAGAAATCAAAGTAGCCCAAGAGCGTCTCCACGAACTGGGTGTGCCACGACTGCCTGAACCAGATCCCGATTTTGAAATCTGCTGTGAGAAATGTAGTGGTGTAGTCCTTATTGAGGACTCCATACAATGGCAAGAAACCGAATACTTCTGCAAACCCTGTTGCCCAGAGCCAAAGATTGATATTTGTATCAATTGCTATAAGGGTCGTGTAACGCCAGAAGGAAAATGCCCCGAATGCCACGCTTGCTTCTAACAAGAGATCTCCTATGCTTTTCAATTTTATATTTTATCTTTTTTGTTTATAACCTGGCAAATTTGATTTTGGCAGGCAGGATAACAGCACACTAAACAACCAAACAATGACTCGCCAAATGCCGAAAATCTACACTGACACTCTCGCAAAGCTGGAAGAACTTGTGGGTGACGATAAACCAACACTACTCTTTACGCTTAAAGTTCTGGCTAGAGAACTTGGCAAAGAAGAAGAAACCATAGAAGGTCTTATGAAACTCAATGATATCGCCACAATCAAACACCTCGTCGTTCGTTATGAAATTCAAATAAAAGAAAAGAACTAATAAACCAATCTAGCCATTTCTAACTCTCTGCCTTTTTTACTTAATTATTAAAAAGTCGAGACTTTATTAATAATTAAGTAAAAATTTGATTGTTTATAGCACGACTTGGTTTTAAATTAACAATGGCAGAAATGGAGATCGCTAAACTGAAAAAAGAAGTTGAGGAACTCAAGAGAGAAAAGGAGAATCGTTTTAATGAAACCAGAATAGATTGTTTAGTGTTCTATGAAGGTCTCTTAAAGGAAGAGAGAAAAGCCAATTGTGAGCTCATCAGCAAGAGTTTTAAACAGGATAAGGAAATTGAGAATCTCAAAGCAGAAGTTGAGGCTACGAAACTAACACAACTTCTCACACTCAAAGTTCTCAAAGAAAAAGAGGCAGAAGTTGAGAAACTCAAGGATTCTTAAAAGTGCCATATAGGCACTAATTTCTCAATTTATCTTAAAACTATATTTAGTATAGAATTTTTTATGAGACTTTTGCAAGAATTCATATGAAAAGTGCCATATAGGCACTTTCTCACTAAAAATTTGATAGTTAAAAATTTGATTGTTAGCACCATAAAATTACTATTGCTATAATAGAAAGATGATCCCTGAAACAATGCCCTACTCATTTGATGAAGTTGAATCGTGTAAGGATATTACGCTTGAAAGAGTCAAGCAAGACTACAAGAAACTCACGGATTTCAAAGCCGAAACAAACCCAAGAAAATTCTGCGGAAACCCTACGATATATCAATATCAAATGAAGAATCTTCTAAACTGCCGTAGAGGCACAAAGAACTACAAGACACTCAAAGAATGGTTTGATGACCCAGAACTCAAGGAGAAACTTTGGCAAGACGCAATCAAGCGAAATCGCCGAGACAAATGCCCCTATCCTTCGCCAACCGATGTCTATGAATGCCACCGCCTGAATAACGGAGCAATCGTCCCTTTCAAGGCTTCTACGGCGAAGTATGTGTATAAGAAGTTTGGGGCAAAGAAAGTCCTTGATCCAACTGCTGGATGGGGTGGGAGACTTCTTGGGGCGACATCCCTTGGGATTGAATATGTTGGCATTGACACCAACCTCAATCTCAAAGAAGGTTACGAAAAGATGATTTCAGATTTGAATTTGAAAGGATGCGAAATGATATGGAAGAGTTGTCTGGACGTTGATTTTAAGGAGATCAACCCAGATCTCGTCCTCACCAGCCCTCCCTATGGGGATATGGAAATCTATGAATATATGAATCCGTGGGGCAGTATGAAGAAGTTTTATAAAGAGTTTATGATCCCACTGATGGAGAAGTTGTTTGAAGAATGTAAGTGTCCCATCTGTATCAATATGTCCCCGAAGATGTATGAAGACTTAACGAAACCCGAACTGGACGACGAAACGGGATATGAGGGTGGGTTGATTGTGCACTGCGATGAAAAGATTGATATGCGACAGCAACTCGGAAAGCAGTTCAAAACGAAATCACAAGACTATATCTATGTGTGGCGGTCATTCTAAACTTAAAAAACCATTCTTATCCTTCTTAACTTTCGGCTCAAATTCAGCCTCACCTTCCCATTCTTCAGAATCGTCTGACCAATCTGATTCTTCTTTCCCAGCAATATCTGTTATTAACGCCTCCATAATTAAAGCGAGATCTTTTCGCTTCTTCTTTTCAAGAAACTTTAAAACCTTAATGAATCCCTCAACGTTCTCCATTTAAATTTAACTCATTTTTTATTTTTAAATTCATCATTCTAAAATTTCTTCTGCTAGTTTCTGATCCTTCTTTTTTTTGGATTGGAGAAGAGTTTGAACTGGTGTGAGATCAGCTTGAATCATCTTATTAATGCGATAAAGAACACAACTATTCCCATCTAAATTTGCTAATGAGCCATCTGGATTATGAACTGAAGTCTTAATATCAGTGATCACTCTATCTTCTGTATTAGTGAAAATCATTTCTTCGGACTGCTGAAAGAAGAAATCACCTTGTCCGTTCATCTTATCCACGATCCCAACAACTGGGAGAGGCATTCCAGAATCACTTGATCCCACATAGTTCTTCTGTTGCATAATATCAGATCTTATTGTGAAATAAGGTCTTAATGATTTCGTAGGGAGATTTTCAGCCGTGATTGCTACCGAATCACCTGCTACGACTATTTCTGGGCGAACATTCCAAACCCAAGCGTCATTCTGACCAGCATTCGTTGAAAGAGGTTTCAACACACAAGCAGGGACTGGATTGAAGAGTGGTTTATCAAGGACGTTTCTAGTCCATTCACCAGAGTCCTCCATGACGACTATTTGATTAGTTGTTTGAGGTTTAATAAAATTCAGGGTTCTATCATTATTAACTCTGGTCTGACTATTCACTGGATTCGTTGGATGAAATTGAGAATATGAAAATCCCATCAATCCTAATAGTGATTCAGACCATTTAGCCTCTGGCATCCCCCAATCTTCAATGAATATCCCACTCATACTATCAAAGATAGTATCAGCATCTATACTCTCTGATAAAGCATTAATCGTAGTCTTAAAACTGGCTGGAGTCCCTGTGAGATCTTCTATTTCGTGATCTGTTTTATAATTTCCACAATCAGGAGTATAGTTAGTTCTATTCAATTGTTTATTGATCTTATAACAAGTTTGAGAAGCAGAAGGGTTTTCATCTATAATCTGCTCGGCATTATTAGCTGACTCTTCTTTAATGATTTTCCCAGCATTCCATAGATTTCCTATTTTTTCTGCGGTGTGGAGACTTGAAATAGTGAAGCGTGATTGGGCGGTGTCAAAATTCACTAACGGACTTTCTGCTCCTAAATAAAGGTGATAGAGCCAAGGTGCGATTTCGTGCTTCGGTGGAGGTTGGAGATTGGGTGGATTTTTTTGATGATAGGTGATTAACTCTTGGGTTGAATCCTTGCCATAAGAAACTCCAAATTTGCCTGATAATCCATTCGTCAGTAACATACAAGGACATCCGTAAGCGGTGAAATGATAATCCCAACCCATTCTCCTCGGTGATCCTCTCCCAAGATAAATTGTATCATCAGTCCAAGGGTCCATATCGAAACCCCCACTAAAAAATCTCCTAGGGATTAATGAACCTTCTGGGAGACATCTTGATACTTCAAAAGCAATATACCAACGACCAGCTCTTCGCCTCTTTAAAGCGAATCCATAACCCAGAACATTCTTATTATGACCAGCACCTCCAGGATGATCCGCAGAACCATCAGGATCAGGTGTTTCATTTAATTCATTCACATAAATAGAATTTGGATCATATCCAATAAAGAAAGGCATAGTGTTCGTGGGATTTTTCTCACCCAGAGTTGCCGTTGTGTTGCCTGTTGCTCCAACAGAAGCTAAATTGAGATCATATCCAAAAAAATCAGTAGGGACTTGTGCGGGACCTCCGTTAGTTGAAGATGCGTTGTTATACATATTCATATGAAGAAATCTTGAGTTCTGGAGAGTTTGATAATTCATAGAAGCATTCTGCTCTGAATCCTCAGGACCCTCATTCGACCAATAGAGATAATCAAAGAGCTCTGGATAATTCGTTTCAGCATTAAATAGATTTCTTAAATTATTGAGGTTGAACTCATTCCATAGGAGATCTGTTATGATTTCGGCATCTCTAGAATCCGCCCTTGTTGTTCCACCACCTGTCCCCTCTGGATAAGCCAGAAATCCTTGACTTGCGTTGAGAACTCTTCCAAGTCTGAATAAGTCTGGACGTTTCACACCGATATACTGAAAGGCATTATAATATTGAATAGACTTATCCCCAAGCCCATTTTTACCCCACTCATCTTCAAAGACATCTTTATTCATATGATCAGGATTAGCACAGAAATAGGTTTTATAGGTTTGAGTTTCAGTCGTCGCATAGAGGTTCGTATTCGTTCCTCCTGCGACTGAATTAGGGACATCTGGCACTCCAAAATCAACTGGGAGATTCTTAATATCATAGTTATTTCTTTGATTGAGTTGTTCTGTTAATTGAGAGGCGATATTGGCTGGAGAGTTGAAACCCTTATTCACCGAACACTTCACAGGATATTTAATCTGGGTGTAATACTTATGAGTGGGGATGTCCCTGATCCCATCAACAACGGGAGGCAGACTCATCCCTGATTCATTATAACCTTTTACATTTCTTATCGTTGAAGATCCAAAGATAGTATATCTTGAATTATCTATCCTATTCATCACCTTATATCTTGCGTCAGGATTTGCGGACGCATAAGCCTCTTGAACTGGTCTTGTATCGTTGATGTTATAAGATTCTTTCGCTCTCGCTCCAAAATTAATCCCTCCTCCACCTCCCGGAGCTCCTGGAGCATTGTAGAAATCAAAGACATCCCAAGTATGAGCCCATTCATCTTCTGGTTTCCCATCGCTGGGACCGATCCAATTTCTAGGGAGCATAGCGTGAAATTCACCATTTGCGTTCTTATAAGGACTGACTAGTAAATTCAATTCATTATCATTCAATTCATATTCTAGTGTTTTAGAGACTACTTCTTGATAATTGTAATCATAATAATAAACCAAACCTCCATCCACTTTTAGTCCTGTATCAGGATAATCATTCTTCGTCCCAGCATCTTCAATTGCTTCATAATTAAAAGTCCCTGATGAGTTGAAATTTTGACCTAGGATTTCTATTGTGGCATCTTGAGCCCCTAATTCGCTGACATACGCAGAATGAAGTTGGATTTCGTCACCAATATTTAGTTTAACTCCGTTAGAAAGTTTGTTAGACCAAGAAGCAGGTGAATCATCTTGATAGAATGATTGCCTCCTATTTGCTTCAAGGATCTTAATATCACTATATCCTTCTGACATTATTATATGATATTCACATATAATAACTTATTGAAAATAAAAGGGAAAAAAGTGCGGAATAGGCACTAATGACTAATTAGGCAAAGAAAGAAGTTAAATAACCATCCTCAAATGTGGCAAGTCTAACCAATTCAATCCACGCCTGAAGCTGATATTGCGTCCCCGCAGAGAGTGTTGCGACCTTATTATAGAGTTCAATGCCTCGGCTATTGACCCTTTCATTCTTATTTAGGCGAATCGCCTGCCAGAAAGATTTAGAATCCATCTTGTTCTCCCAATTCCAACCGCTCTGCTGAATATCAAAATCATTAAAGAGTTGCTGTTGTTCTGATAGAGTATTACAGAGACCAGAATACATCTGACGATCACGGAAGGGGACCTTGCCTTCAGCCTGAACGATATTGTGGAAATGACGAGCATAATTATCAACGTCTATTGGATAGACGAAAGTGTCATTATATTTTAGATTGGTCGTCACTGTCCCCTGTTCTGAAGCAGGATCTCCAACAGCGTAAGTCTGTGCTGGGAGAACGGCATTATAAACATTCAATAGTGTTTTAGAAGTCTGGCTATAATCGGCGATCTTAAATATCGCCTTATTCACAATTCGCCCAGCACCACCTAAATTCTGGATGAAATCATCTGCGGAGTTGGAGCCAGTCGCACCAGTTCTCGCAATGGTTCGCTTCATAGAACGATAATCCACATAAGTAAAGGACATCTTCTGATTGCTAGACTCATATGCCGTCATCATTTCTTGGGGATAATAGAGATAATCAGCAATCAGTTTCAATTCGGTCTGGGTGATATCAGGATCAACGCCAATATTATTATCATCTGAAGAGTAAGGAATACAAGCACGGCGACTATTATTAGTATTAAATGGAGTGAATTGAAGTTCTAAACTGACCTGTTCTTTCATCATATAAAGAGGCAACTGGTTCGTCTTAAGGAAAGGGAAGAGATCGTCTAACGCCATTTGGAAAACTGGGGTGTTTTCAAGGTTCATATGATGAGGGAGATTCACAGTCGCACCTGGAGTCCCAGTCACACCATTCACCGCCCAATTGAAGTAGTCATCATTCTCAACACCAATATCATACTGGGTCATAGACGCAGAAGTATTCGTCTCGCTAGTTTGAGAAGCCGTTTCTGGATCTCTGTATCTATGTCCTGAAGCAACCGATCTTGAAGTCGTGAACATTTCTCTTTCTCTGTTCGCTTCACTTGATAAGAACATAGACTGATAATCCATAAACTGCGAGAAATCATCAACTTCGCAAATAGTCTTCGTCCCAGCCTTAAGAGTAGCACGTTGGATCAAGGAATAGATACCAATATTAATAGGGAAGTAAGAAAGTTTAGAGGGATTATCACACGATATAGCAATTTTAGAATTAGAATTTAGAATACCTTTTGGCTGAAAGACAAACCGAGCGAAACTCTGGGAGAATACAACTGGCTCTAAAACCGAAGTCTCAACTTCAATTGCTGTATTGGAAGGAATAGATCCTATCTTTAAAAGATCTGGAATCGCACCCTCTGAAACTGGAGGTTGGGCTGACTTGAGAGTTTCTTGGACATCTTGGGGCGAATCTTGGGGAGCATCGGGAGCACTATATACCATTATTTATAATGAAGAGTATATAATATAATAAGTAAAAAATATTTTAAAAAATTTATTTAATGAACAACTTGAAGTCCCGTCGGAGTTGTTAATAGAGTGTTTTTAGAATGGACGAAAACATAGATCGCCTGCGGATTCACAGTCGAAAGATCCAGCTGGAGATTTAATCCCCACGACGTTGTGCTGAAATCAACACCTTCACCGCTGATAGTATCATAATTCACACCAATACCCCAAGCATTACCTCCCTCAATGACCTTTTTAGCATCGGCATAGTCTGTCCCAGAATCCCTACACTGATAATTGGCTGGACTGATTTGAGTTCTTAAATTCTTTGAAAACTGGAGAACAGCATTCATAAAGTTTCTCTGGATCTGAACATCTCCAGACTTATTATCAGCATCGTCTTTATGGATCGTATCAATGTTATATTCTAATGGGAAACGAGTGCCTGCTCTTGTGAAGATTACTTGCTTGACATCCGCACAGCTTGTAGCGGTGTCTGAATTTGTGAATGGCAGAGTTGCCATACCATCATATCCCAGATTGTTAATATGAGATGCTGGCAGAACGTTACAGAAGACACCCAGAACTTTAGACATCCCAAGATTATAGTTGAGAATACCATTCGCCGAATTAATGACCGAATAATAGGATGTGATCGTATTGAAATTGAAGGTGTGATTGGGACTAGAACGGAGCTGTGCCAACTCTTGAGCATCAGGAACAATTGCCTCCGCAATTAGTTTCACGTCGGAGAGTTCATAGTAGGCATTCGTGAGAGCAGTTGTTGCCGTCCCAGTCGGATTATAGAAGACATTATCATCAGGAGCAAGGTTGATTTCAATGTTAAGACCACCCACGCCGTGTTGTCCCGATAAAGGGATCGGCTGTGTGCCAAGGAATAGACCACAGGGGAGAGGGACGCAGAAATGATTGCCGTTCGTTTTATTGAGGGCATTATCAACAACATTCTTCTTAACCAATTCATAATTGGGATTAATTAATGCCTCCATCTGAAGATGAGTCAGTGAATCATCCGTTGAGGAGGTCACAGGGAGATAAGAAGCCATCATACGATTATAATGTCTGATACTCTCTATCGTCTGTGCCGATCGCTGACTTGAAATATTCAACTGATCAATCACAGAATAAACCCCTAATTTCTGGGAGATATTGAGAGGGATATTGGAGGCAGAGATAGTTCCGTCACTCTGAAAGATTCTTAACTTTCCGACTAAACGAACAGACTGACCAATAAGCATTCGCTCTTGTTCGCCGATAATGAACTGAACGACAGGCTGACCATTTCTGTAGGATAAGTTACCATCGCTAGTAATGTTTGAAGGCACGATTTCCAGATTAACACGACTCATTATTATTTATAATAAGTCAAACATAAAAAGTAATAATAAAAATAATTAAAAATCGCCTTAAACTTCAAGAACAATACTATCACCCTTGATCGCAACTCGGCGAATATGAGCACAGAAGCAGTTCCAGAGTTTAGCCTTGGATCCACCCCCAGTTGTATTATCTTGATAGTTGGTCTGAAGGTTGAAGTCCTTGCCACGAGTATCATAGACTCCAGATTGGAGACTTAAAGCTCGTCCAATTGCGAAGTTCGTTCTAAAAGACTTAAACGAGAAGGGGATAATGCCTCCCATTACTAACGCTTTCTCTAATTCGATCAGATGCTGTTGAGATATAGAAACATAGTTGCTTGTTTTAGAAACATCTACTGGTCTTGAAGGATTCAACTGACCATCATAGAAGAACTGATAATCTTGGAGATTATCCGCTATACCAACTAAACCAGATCGGCAAGATCGGGAGTCATCATCAGTTGTATCGGGACCGATATAATCAAGATAAGTAGAAGCACAAGATAGAGCCTGACTCGCAGAATAGAGTGAAGCATCTGTGGGGATCATAAGAACAGATTTCGCCCTAGAATGCTGAAGTGGCAGTCGGATATTCGCAACGTAATCTTGTGCCCCCTGCGAATACTTATAGTTCGTATAACTTAAGAAATCATAGTTCAGAACACCACCTTCTTTCATTTGAGACATTAACTTACGAGTGTATCCATCTGGCATATCAACCTTGCCTAAAACCATCTCAACATTCGATACCTGATAGGTTGGTTTGAAATCAGCTGTCCCAGAGTCTAGAACCGACCGACTAAACAAGACCGCTTTACCTGCCGATATTGCTAATGGTGTCGCACCTCCTGCAGCCGTGACTGGAGTGAAATATCCAGATAGTTTAACCTTAACATATCCATCCCTAGAATCAGAACCACCGCCAGAAGCCTCGCCTGGAGCAATCCAATAAAGATCTGTGATATGAGGACAAACCCCTTCAGTGCAGAAAACTTGAGTTCCAGTATCCATATTCCAAAAACCAATCTTCTCACCTATCGCAAAGGGGAAGTTAGTGAGTGCAGCGTCCGCACCGATATTCTGATTTCTTGCGACCATAAATTCATTCAGACCAGCAGTCGGCGAATCAGGGGCAACGTCACATCCATTCGTGGAGTGAAAGACTGGATTTTGCCATCTGCTTTTGGCAAGGAGGCACTGAGTCATTTGACGCATTACTCGCTTCGCATCTTCAAGGACTATTTCTATTCTTAAGCCTTCAGTCAAGAGAACAGGGAAAACTTTATCATTCTGAAATATCCCAGTATTGAGAGGGAGGAGGCACTTAACTTTCTGGAGTTGATCGTTGCCGAACAGAGTGCTCTGCGGAGTGGTGTGAGGAGGACGAACCCAATAAGGATTCGTATTCAAGTTATTTCCTTGGCTCTGAAAACCTCCGTGAGTAGATCGGCATGTCGGATCGTATGCTGTGACAGCCTCGGTCGTTCTTTTATTGACGATATTTTGGTTAGTCTCATAATCATATTTGAGAGCAGTGAGAACGTTATAGTTCTGGATCTCTTCTAATAGAACATTGCCAGCACCTCCCGAACTGATGCGGATATCACGAATTAAACACTGACCACCAGTTTCAGCGTCTAGCTGAAGGCGAGTTAAACCAGATGCGACCCAAGTAGGGTCTAAGGATAACTCTACATCAAATTTCAAATAGGATTCTTTCGGCTGGAAATAATCCAGTCCAGCAGTAGGAGGGATGACTATATCTATTTTCTGTCCCGCAGAGTAACTTAAACCATTCTGCGAGGGGATGGCAATTTTAGTTTGAGACACAGGTATCTTATCAGACGCTTCCCAAAATGATCCAGTTGGCATATTATTTATAATATACTTAATAAAAGATAATTGATATGAAAAAATTAAAAGAACAGATTAAAAAGTTCCTGTCCCTTGGATCTGACGGACAGGATCAGTTTGAGCCGAAGCAATCATCCCAAAATCACCCCATCCTTGACTAGTTGCTAAACCACTCTGTTTTTCATTCGTAGTTTTCGCTAATCCTGATGCAGCCGTTGAATCATCCTTTAATTTGCCTAATGATTCGGCTACACCACCAGCAACATTCGCCATAACGGCAACTGGAGCAAGAAAAGGGAGAGCCATAGATGCGAAATCAAGACCAGCTCCTGTCATCTGTGCGACATCTCCAAATTTAGATAATCCACTTTCATCTTTATTAAAGATAGAATGTCCGTGGCTTTGAATTAAATTATCTACTCCCTCAAAAGTATCAACGATCCCTCCAGCATTGCCAATCGCTTTCCCTGCGAGTTTCACCGCCTCTCCACCTAAACCAGTCGTTGCTTTCAAGATGCTCTCGGTGACACCTAAATCTTCACCTTCCCTTGCCGATGCTTCTGCTCCAGCTGAAGTTGCTTCTGAAACTCCACCTAAATTATCTTCATTTCTCATAACCGCACCAGTTAATCCGCCTGTGGTGTCATCTGGAGCGTTGAATTGTGCTTTAAGGCGATCTGCCCTGCTGAAAGTATCAGAAGCAGGTTCGCCTCCTTCGGCAATAGGAGCTCCTTTGTCTTTAAGAAATTGAGATGGATTCGCATTCCCAGCAAGATTATCCCTTGCTTGATTGACCCATCCGTGTAAGGCACGTCCAGCAGTATCATATGATTTCGCTGTTGCTCTGGCATCTACTAGATTTCTAATTCCACCTATGATAGCTCCTGTGTCTTGCCCTCCAATCCAATAATCATCCATAGCTCGTTTAGACTTTTCATTCTGATTTGCGAGAGTATAGTTCTCCATATTCGCCGTATTAGCACCGATGATCCCAGCATTTTCATCACGAACATCTCCCAACATTTGATTACCTAGTGAGACCGAATCGCTTATACCTGTCAAAGAACTCATTTATTTATACTATCCTCAACTTTTTCTTTCGGTTCGTCTGTTTTTAATTCTTCTTCTGCCTCTGTTTCTTTCTGTCCGCCGACTGCGACTATATTTTCGAAATTGTGATAGGCAACAGGAGGATTAGCTTGGAGATCCATATGGAGAAAGTCATATCTGTTTGGAGTTGCTTTGTGATAGATCTTCAACCAATTATCAGCTCCACCGAAATTATCTCCATATTCTTCTGCACATTTGTGCAACTCTTTCTGATTAGGGAAAGGAGATCCTATAATAACATTCGTAGCATTCTGCCTTATGATAGGAGAACACATCCTGAAATTTTGACTAGAAATAATCAAGAGGCGAATATTGAAATGACGAAACCTTGAAGCAAGGTGATTCACTTTTGCTTCTCTCTTAATAGAACCTAAACAATCATCTAAAATCACAGCTATTTCTGGCTGATCTTCTTTCGCATATGACTTCTGATGTTCTACAATCCCATCAATAATAGAATCCTGATAGTAGTCGTGGCAGTCAAACGCTTTCGCTAGAAATCTTGAAGTTATATCATTCGCAATTGTATTAGAAATAATCTTCACCTGATCAAATCTTTCTTGACCATCATAGAAATCTTCGTGAAGCATCAAATTAGAAATAATGGTGCTCTTGCCAGTTTTCACTGGTGAAATCATCAGCAAACACGCTCCACCTCCAGGTCCGTCAATCTGTGGCAAATGAGGGTGAAGAGGTGGATGCGGAGAAGGCTTCGCCATTGGATCCACAACGGGGAGAACTACTGGGAGTTTCTTAAATTTCTTCGGCATCTTTATTTTCTATAATGTTTTATTTTACAATCCCAAATTCCATTTTTACGTTGAAAGAGTTTCGCATATTGGGGATACATTGTCGCCAGATACTGCTTCGCTTCTTTTTCGGTTTCTTGATTTCGTCCAGATCCGTCACATCCTCCTTTACTATAATTCTTGGTGATCGGAGCCACCCAGTTATTCTTAAGGATTCTCTTATCACGGATATAATGAAGAATACAATTCTCCATATCTTCAGCATAATCAGTTTCAACTTGAATATCCTTGCGATTGAACCTCCAGCGAACACACCCAAGCATATATCTTAAATCAGTAGTGAATTCAGCTGTGTTCGTCATAAACATAGGATTAGGAACAGAATAAGTCCCACCATAACTAACTCCCATATGAAGCATCAGATTAAACATCTTATAAGTGAGATCTTTAAAGAAGAGAATTGGTTTGCGTTCATTATCAATTATAGTTTCTAAATCATCATCTAATTCACAGAGAAAATCACCTTCATCAAAATACTTTGTGATTCTATTATGAGTTTTGCCAATCCCCTTATCTTCTATGATATGAAAGCAGTAATCCTTGAGTTTTAAATATTCATCTTTAAAAGGATCATCACTTCTTAAGAAGATATGGATATCTTGTTTTGATACTTCGTGATCTGATAGATATTTCAAGGTTTTTTCTTTCAATTGAGAAGGTCTTTGATAGGAAGGGATCACATACTTCACTTTCATCTTATAAACTATCTTCAGAAATTTCTTTCAAAAATAGTTTTATAAAAAAATATAGAAAAAGTGCCTATTTGGCACTTTTTGACGATGAACTCTGGGGAGGCACTATTATCCCAGAGCCATAATAGAGAGCATTGTAAGGAAAGTCGAACTCTTGGCAATGAATCTCCCAAGGTCTAATACACTCCTCCATAGAGGGGCAATATCTATATCCTGCTCCTGTGAAACAACCACCTTCATCACGTTCAGCACCAACTCTTGCGAGATCATCAAGGACTAAATCAACAGGCATTCTTGGCTTCTGGGGAGGTTCAGGGATTGAAAGAACAACTGGGATCCCAAACAGACATCTAATCAAATTCTTCATATTTAGTTATTAATACATTTTATTTCCAGCAATTAAATCTTTTCTTCGTTGTGCTTTCGCATCCGTTGCTTTTTGAACTCCAGTTAGCCGACCCTTCAACTTGCGTTTCGCAGGCTTTGAGGGTTCAGTCTTCTTAATCCTTTCTCTTTCAACCTTCTTTTTGGTGACGATATTAGGTTTCCTTTCACCGCCAGATCCAACTTTAACTTTGCTTCTTAATCGGTCAGTTGAAGACAACCGCTTCTTCTTAATCATCTTCTTTTCGTGGTTGATTTCATATCCCATATCTTGAATCTGCTTAATGAGACTAGCTCTGCTTGCGGTGTCTATCCCTTTGATCGTCGAAAGTTTATTATGCTGACGAGCAAGGTTACGAATTTCAGTCAAACTCATCTCTCCTTTGGGGTTTCTTGGCATCTTTATAGTATGGTTTATTTTTTCTTTTTATAGTAATTTTCGTAATTTTTTTTGGTGTTAATAGCCGACTTCCTTGTCTTGAACGTCTTTCTCACAAAGGTTTTCTTATCAAGATTATAGAGTCTATATTGAGTGTCACTCTTCTTCACAACTTTCCAAGGCATATAATATAAAGAATAAAAAAGGATATATATATAGAATGATAAAAGAAGGCAAATATGGGAGTTTCAATCTATTTTATAATGGTAAATTAATATCATCTTATGCGGTTCATAAACAAAATTTCACAGGTGAAGATGCTATTAAAGTGGGTGAAGAGTGTGTTAGAAGAAATAAGGGTATTCCGATCTTAAAACAAGTTCAAAATTTTAAACTATTTTGTGAGATGATTTATAGGAGAAAGATTCAACGGCAGAGTATTCGTAGAACTGATCATAAATTATTTACTCATTGCTTATTGGCTCTTATGAGATTGGGAGTCATTGAAAACGATGACTTTAATGGGTTTCTGATTTGCCCTAGAAAGAAGAAGAGAACTACCCGAAGGGATAGGGTGAGCGAAGCGAGAACTACCCGAAGGGATAGGGTGAGCGAAGCGAGAACTACTGAAAGCAGACCGACCATACATCGTCGGGATTAGGGGCACGAGTTGCTCTAGTGATGTCTTGAAAGACTCTCTTATCGTGGGTTTCTTTGGCGACTTTCTTTTTCTTTTCGGCTTTTCTTTTCTTTCTGATAGTATCATATCCTTCAATTCCTTTTCTTATTGCGTCTTCTTGTGCCTCCTTTAAGTCCTCAAGAGTATAGAGTTTCTTGGATGTTTTCGGCTGTTCTTGAGTTGCTGATTTCTTAAGATCTTCAAGTGAATCATCATCTAATTTCTCCATTGAGGTTCCATGCACCTCCTTACGAAGTTTATCTAGATCCTTCTTCTTCTTCTTTGACTTGAGTTCTTTTTCTTCTTTACGAAGTTCAGCGTTTTTTCGCCGTGTTGCCAGTGCTTTTTCACGTCCCTTTGCTAGAGCTTCTTTCTGCTTATCGGTCATCACACGCTTCTTCTTCTGAACCTTCTGGAGAGGCTGAATCTGTGGTGGCTCACCCTCACTAATCTTAACTTTCTTCTTCACCTTGAAGACTTCTTCTTGCTTCAAAGGTTCTTTAAAATCAGCTTCAGGGAGGACATCTTCTTCTTCTGAGGCTTCATCGTATGATACTTCAGGGATATCTTCAGGGACTTCGGGTTGAGGTTCAGGTTCTGGTGGGGGTGGGGGCATCTCAACATCGGGTATTAAATCCATATTTATACAAGAACTTATAAAATTTTCTTTAATTAATTTCTTAAAATTATGAAGGTTTTATCTTAATTTTGATTTAAAATCAGCCATTCTTATAGTTTTGTCCCCTTTTGTCTAATGTGGAGGGTGATTAGTGTTTGACCTACTAGATCCTCAACTGGCTTCTCATTAATATCTACGATTTGGAGATCTATTGAATTCAAATTCAATTCTTCAGTGTTATTCAGGTCTAAATAGGTGCGTTCCGATGCTTCAAAGAAGAGGTCTCCAAATGTGTTCCCTGAATTGTCGAACCTTGGCAGAGGATAAAGGATTTTTGAAATTGAACTCTTGTTCGCATTGTAAGACGTTTGAGTCCCTCCACTCCACCTCACGAAACAAGCGTGAGGATTATAATAAGGAGCTACTGACGACTGATATTGAATAAGATTCTTATTTGCTGTTTCAGTAGATAGAGCGTTGAAAAGAACAGGGCGACCTCTAAATCCTAGGGTTGCTTCCATAGAAGGCACACGATCACTTGTGAGTCCATAAGTATAGTTTCCTATTTCACCTCCTGCCCTATCAGAATTTATCATTTGCTGACCTACAATGAGAACTGAAGAGAAGTCTGTTCCCTTATCTGAATTCACAGTGATCCCACGAACATCAACAGCATCACGCCTTCTTTGAGGTTCATTAGAATCAGCCAACCACGCTTGATTAGCTGAATTAAGAACTGGTTGAGCGAGTATTCCTGCCCTTTCACTAAATCCATAGAACCTCGGCACTCTACAAGTTGAAGTTCCAACTGCTTCAAGACCATAGAGGAGCTTATCAGAAGTTTCATCCCAATATCCATTTTCACTATCATATTGACGCTGATTCGCCCAGAAGCTATTTGCCCAGAATGAATCCCCTGGATCTACTCTCCACATCTTGCCGTCCGTGATAGGAGGGACACGTGTTTTCGTTGGATATCTAAAACCAAAATCAACGTGAGCTTCATAGTGAATAATATTGAAGGCATCATCATCAGCAGAAAGCATAAGTTTAGGATAGAGTGCCGTTTTACACTCATTCTTGGGAGTGTAGTTATTCGCATAGGTTTTCGTTCCCACATTCCAATCAGCCAGTTTCACCACAGCAGTCGGGTCGTGACTTGCGTTAAAGGCGTTACATTCAATGATTTCACCAAAACTCTCAAATTGAACCATAGAGATCTTGGATCCATTCCCAAACATATTCGCCGTTTGAACATCTACGAGTGGTGTGAATTCATGCATCCCATAAGATCTATTCTGTGAATCAACATCAGGGAGGTCTCCATCTAATCCAGAACTATAAACCCTTAATCTTGTTCCGTCATAATGAACCGCATAATCCCAATTAGACCATTCTTTATCACCTCCAACATTGCCTCCCATCAAGTATTTTTCATCAATTCTACTTGTATCTTTCCCTCCTGTTCCAGGGATATAGAGAGTTGGTCGTGTTAGACCAACGACCCAAGGTTCTCCTGAAGTGCATTCAGAGAAATCAACAGAGAATTTAGCTTCATTGGCACCCAGAGGCATCACAGCAGATCCATTCCCCATAATCCCTACACAATTCCAATCTGCCTTATCATCCCTCTTCTGTGCGATAGTTCGTTTAAATTCAATTGAAGTAGTATTCACCGAGGCATTCGGTTTAAACACTTTCTTCTGTGTTGTGAAGTTGCCAGAACCAACCTCCATATTCGTTAATCGTTCTTCCATATCATCCCTTTCAAATAGCCTCTGTTCTAAATTACAATCCTCAATCCAAGGTTGCCACTCTGTCACCTTGGATCCAGAAAGACAAGCATTCGCTGCATTCTTGCCTGAAGCCGAACCCCTCTGGTCAAAGTCGATCTTAAATCCATCCACTCCAAAGGATGCGTTCGTTAAAACTCCACAAGTGAAATTGCCGAATATTTCTGGATTATGATATTGAGTATTGAGTTGATCTTGGATTTCTTCAGCGAGTCCAGTTGCTCCATAAGTCCCAGGACGAACGCGTATGGGGATAGGGATAGATCCAACATTGTAGAGTCTTGAGAACTCGGTGCCTTGGGTTAATAGTTCTCCAAAATAAGTATAGAAGAGATCTTTATTATTGATATCAAAGAGTGGAGAGCGATTAATCTTAACTGAATGGACTGCTACTTCAGAATCTTTCTTAATCTTCACAGGATTCACCATATGATTTTGAAAGTTCGCTGGTCTTTCAATTCCGACCTTGTTTTGAGCCCTAATCCCAGCATCGTTTATATCGCCGTATTCTTGCTGTTGTGATCCGCAGACAATTAAACTCATATTATTTATAATTTCATTAATAAAATAATAGTATATGTTTAATTAAAAAAATGGGAAACAGAGAAAGAGGAAAGGTTGTTGGCTCAGGATTCACGAAGATCACGAAAAAGAAATCAGGTCAGGATACTCAATTCAATATCCCAGAGAAGGTTAAAGCGTCCAAACGAGTTAAGCATCAACAAGTGTTCGGGGGACGTGGAGGAGTTCAAGGTGGCAAAGCCAAGTCTAAATCTGCTAGATTGAAAACTCAACAGACTTTAACTTAAGAAAGTGCCTATATGGCACTATTTTACTAAATTTGATTTATAAACCCATAATGAAAATTAGATTGTGAAACACTTTTGCAAGAAATATCAAGAAAAAGTGCGGAATAGGCACTTCTGTCAAATATAGTAATAAAAACAACTTAAAAATATAGTGTTATATATATCATAATGGATCAATCAGTGAGGCGGGAGAAGACCCTAGAAGTGATAGATTTGAAGTGGATAAAGAGATTAGTTCGTCCTCATTTGAGCCCAGATCAGTTCAAAAAATTCGAGAAAAAACGTGAGAAAAACATAGACCTCAAGATTATTTCTGACGAGTTAATTAAGCAGTATAGAGAAAGAAGGGAGAGTTCTAAATCAATGATGAAATCTATTCGTCATTGGCAAAATAAGGCTGATTCTTTATCACAGAGAATTTCTGCTTCAAAACAGACAGAAGAAACTTTAAGAAGAGAGAATGAAGAATTAAAGAAGCAATATAACTTCATTAAGTCTTGGGTGAAAGAACAAGATAAGGGTTTATATAGAAATCTTCAAAGTGATTATGATGATGAATTTAAAACGTTCTGTGGTCTATAAACCACGCCAGAACTTAATTTGATCCCAAGCGTTAGAGATCTTCTGAAAGACCTCCTTTGCCCCACCCCGATCTGGGTGATGGATCTTCGCTTTTTTATAGTAACTTTTTTTTAGATCGTCATTAGAATCACTCTTCTTCATTCCAAGGACGTTATAGGGATCTTCATATCCCCCACTATCACTTTCAGGCATTCTTGAGTCAAAGCCAAAGAATTCATCCCAAAAGTGAGACTTAAAATTATCGTGATCATCGTATCTACTCCACTCTTGATTTTCACGTTTAGATTGCCAACAAGGTTCGCCCTCATAGTGTTTAGGTAGCGGTTCTTGTGGCGGGACATCCTTCCAACAAGGACCACCAATTGGTTCATCGTCAGAGTCCAAATCTGGACTCGCCCACCATCCTGGATATGGATTCGCTCTTCTTCCCATTCGTAATAATGGTATCTTATATATTAATATCCTTATTTGTTCTTAAATACTTCTCTTTTAAGGATTTCATTTCCCAGCCTTTTTTGAAACTCGGGGCTCTGGTTTCAACATTCCAGTCGGAGCATCAATCCCTGCTGTGAAACTAGTGGTCTTTGGCAACACAGGCTCGGGTTCAGGTTCAGGTTGAGGGGGCGAAGGCGGAGGACGAGGGGGAGCAGGAGGTTCAGGTTCTTCTTCATCACTTGACTTATAAACAACGATCTCTTTTAATCCGTTACATATCAAGGGTTTCCGAACATTGGGATAGTCTGCTCCAAACTTCTTATTGAATTCAGCTACGATATTTCTATCAATATTCGGCGAACTCTCTAAAAGTCTATCATATTCAGCACGACTCACCTTTAAGAAATCACGGCAGTTTTTTCTCTTGCTGTCTTTCAATGCTAATTCAATTTGAATATTTCTAGCGAATTTAGACCACGATAAACAGGAGATCCTATGAGCTTCATAGATTTCAGCATATTTTAAGAAGGACATAAGAGTTCCCAGTATTCCGCAGAAGATATTAAGACCACCAACACCAGCTGAAAATCCATCCTTCACACCTTCAGGGACATATGAATCTGCGAAATTAGCAGTCCCTGTTAAAGTTGAGAGAATGATAATAGGGATCGACATGCCACGATACTTTCTCTTATATTTTCTTTCAGAATAGTTATGAAGCCATTCATAACATATTCCTATTTCACACCATTCAGACAAGAGTTCTTCTATTTCATCAGACCATTTCTCTATGATTTCAGAGTCGGGTTCTCTAGGGGTTTTCAAATCAATATCCATTTTAAGTTTAATTAGATTAATTTAAAATCTTCAAGATACTAAAAGATGGACTTGAATAAATATCACTACTATATCAATTTGGATAGTCGCCCCGATAGGAGGTTTGTATGTGAAGAAGAACTCAAGAAGATAGGGATTGATAAACCTAATCGTTTCCCTGCGATCAAAACCAAACAAGGCATCGTTGGCTGTGGGATGAGTCACCTTCAAGTAATTATGAATGCGAAAAAACAGAACTATCCCTATGTTGCCATTTTTGAAGACGATGTCTTATTTAAAGATCCTCAAGAAACTTTGGAGAAGATTAATAGACTCTATATGCACGAATGGGATGTCTTGATGTTATCAGGCAACTCATTCAAACCTTATACTCCATATAATGAGGATGCCATCCAAGTCAAGAGGTGTTACACAACTGGAGCTTATATAGTCCGTAAGCATTTCTACGATAAACTCATTGAAAATCTTAATACTGGATTGAAATTATTAATCACAACCCAGAATAGAAATAATTATTCTTTGGATGTCTATTGGATGAAGTTGCAACAAGAATTTAAGTTTTTCTTAATTAGACCCTTGAAAGTTATTCAACGTCCAGGACATTCTGATATTGAGAATGAAAAAGTAAATTATACGAATTTAATGGAAACATATGAGAAATAATTAAGTTTAAGAAAGTATAGAATATGACGACGCAATCATTGCCCTTTAAGAATAATAAGATGCTTGAAGGACTGGATAAAAAATTAAATAAAATTATTACTGACATAACTATCTTGAGAAAAGAGATTGAAGAAAAGACACCCAAGAAAAAGGACATTGTCAATAGCCAGGGCTCATCGCCTGATACTATATTTTGGTCTGGTTTTCACTGGCTTAAATACGATGATGAATAATTACCCGAAGGGATAGGTGGAGCGTTAGCGACAACTACTTCAATTCATCAGGTGTAGCGATATAAACTTTCATCGCCGTCTGTGGATCGTGACCTCTATTCTTCGCATCCTCAATCAACTCGGCTTTCTTTTCTCCATATTTCTCACTCAGCATAATCTTCGCTAGCAAAGTAGTAGAAATATTCCTCATTCGTTTAGTTCCATCTTCAAGAATCACAGGTGGCAGTTCCTTCTGACTCCATTTCAATAGCAACTTGGAGAGTTCATTATTCGTCATATTCGTATCATTTTTAAAGGATGATTTAAACATATATCCATCTCCCATCATTTTTCGATAGAGCATAAGATCCTTAACCAGCTTCTTATCTTCTATCTTCGTTATCTTCTCGGCATACTTCTTTGAAGTCTTATATTCATTGGCTGATATGAACCATTCCTTGCCGTCCTTAATCACTAGATTCATCTTTAATTCTGACTTCTTAAAATTCTTATAATGCCTCATTGTCGTCAAATAGAAAGTCGCCACTTCATTCCTAAAATCATAGGTTCTAAACATTCTTAAAATCATCCATAGTTGAAGGATCTTCTTATCATTATCAAATAGAAGGTTCTTATCTTTCCTAGCGATCAACTTGACTTGACTACTCATTTCATTCACCTTATCATCTATCACCTTGGACTCTATCATATTTTCTTTCTGCTTCACTGACTTCATTGCTGGAGCTTCCTTATATCTCTTATCGTAAGTGTCTCTGGTTTTCTCAAGATCTGAAAACGCTTTTTGATCCGTATAACCAGTAGCGAGAAGGATAATAAGAACAGCAGTATAGTAATTCCTGCGAGTGCTGTCACTCCGCTTATGAACGGCGAAATAATCCTCCATTTTAGAAATCTCCTTAATCCAATTGAAATCCCCCATAACGAGAGGATCCTTTCCGAAAACATCCCGATAGAGTTTGAAAGTGTTGTTAATATACATATCCAAGGTGTTTTTTTTGACCTCCTTTCCCTGACCTTCATACCACTTTTGGAGCCGATCTTCTAGTTCAAGTCTGTTTTCAAATGCTCTTGTTTCCATCAATTATAGTAATAATATAGGTTTTATTTTTAAGTAAAAAAATCAAATTTATACCAGATTACATAGACTTATTAATCAACTTCATATTGAAGGGTTTGGTTCTACCATTTCGGCTCGGGCGACATATCTGAATTTTGACTCCGTCCTCTGTGAGATCATTGAAGAACCTTGTATTGTTGAGTCTTTCTATCAAAGAGTAATTCTCCATAACTGAACCCTTGAACCCACGAGGGATACTCCTAAAAGGTGTTCTAAGATCTCCACTTACAAATGGAGATAAGTTAGAGTGATAGATCTGTTGAAAGACTCCTTTGATAGTCATTTCACGTTCAGCCCAAAAATTTAAAGGATAATTCCCACCATCTCGTCCCGTCAGATGTTCAGATCTCCATTTGATTAATTGAAGTCTATTACACCAGTTCCCATTCCCATCAGGTGAAGGGATACATCGGTCTTTCACTTGACGAAAGATTTTTCGTGAGGGTTTTGGGAGACTATCCAATCTCTCCCTGTATTTATCCAAGACAACCGAGATCACATCAAAGTTCAGACCGACTTGGTCTAACAGATGAACAACTCGGATATGTTGGTGAATGTCGTTGATGATCAGACATTTAGTCTTTGTGACCCTCAACTTTTTACCCTCGGGTGTGATAATCGTGTATGGGATCATTTCGTTTATTTATTAATAACCTCTATAACCCTAAAATCAAATTTTGAGAAGACGTCACCATAGATAATTGAGAGCCCAGTAAGCAGGACTATTTCTATCTTTATAAGCAAGTGATCCATCTTTCTTCTTAATGCCTTTCATTCTCGCCCTGAATGATTTTCTTTGAGCAGGAGTGGCTGTCCCACTTCTCCAATCATCCATTCCCTTCGCTCCGAAGTGAATTAACCTCTTTCCACCACTAGCACTCTTGACATAAACCGAAAATTTCTTTCCAGCCTTGGATGACTTAAAGGGTTTGTAGAGTGGTTTTTCTTTCGCCATATTTATTAAAGAGTATATTTTATTTCTTATTCAATTGGTTTTAAAAGTGCCATATAGGCACTATTTCCATTCATATTCAGTAGTAGAATGTTTCTTTCGTCCTTCACGGATTGTTGAGGGGACATCTTCTTCAATGAAAGGAGCAGGATAGATATAGTATGATTTTTCACAGCAGTTATTGAGTTCAATATCCCACGCTCTGACTCTATCTTTGGATTCAATCAAATCTACGATATTTTCAGCCAGTTTCCAGTTAGGGATGAAGTAAGACATCGCCATCAGCATTCTATATTTGGATTTATCCAATTCATTCAAGCCGATCTTATGATCGATCTTGATAGGTTCTTTAGAAGTTATTTTTTCATTCATAATAAACCCACCTAAATAGGTGATTCCATCCTTGGCGAACTTCTTTGGCATCTCACCTACTAATAGGGCATCATCTTCACAGATGAGGATATTATCCAGCTTATGAATGACGATCCATTTAAGAAGTGATAGGTGTGATTGAAAGCATCCACACTTCGCCTTGTGTTGATTGGGTGGGACATTCCAAT